TTAGGCGCTCGCTACCGTGGCACCGATCCGCTTGAAGGCGCGAGCCCCCTTGATAAGCCGGTTAATGCGCTCGCTTTCATTCTGGTCCATCCCGCCCGGTTCGCCATTCAACATCCGGGAGCCGATATCAGCCAAAGCCTGTGTAAGCTCTCCAAACTCGGCTCGAGCATTCTCAGCAGTAGCAAGGGCATTACTCGCGACAAGCCTATGATGATCCACGTATGCTGCAAGGTCTTCATAGCAGATGTTATCTGACATTATACAGCCTCCTGCGCTGCCTTGTAGGCAATGAAGCCCGCCCTCACGCGCTCAAGATCGTCTAATACATTTCCGAACGTGCCAATTGCATGGTCAAGCTCGGCAAGAGGCTCCGGGTCATAGGTTACGATAGCATCGGCAATGTTTATCAATAGGCGATCAAGGTCATAAAACTCATAACCGTCCTTGGCGAAGTAGGTAACACCCACCGTGTCTTCCCTGCCTTCTATCTTTGAGTTTAGATATTCGCGGAACAGTTCCTTGTCAGTCTTTGACATGCTATAAACTCCTTGGCCTATGGCCTTTGAATGATGATTGGAAAGTCTCGTTCATTCATCAGCCGGACAGCGCCAACTGTCCGGCTGGTCTTGCTTTGAGGGCTATTCGCCCGATGCCCTCGTTTGAGGGCGGGTCTTGCGGACACGCTTGTTAAGCCGGTGGCGCATCTTTTTAAGTTGCTCCAAATCATCCAAGTTCGTTTTCGCATCCGGGCCGGTGAAGCCCAATTCCTCTAGCTCGCTAATGCGTTCTTCAATTTCACGACGTTTATAAACCGCGATATCCTGCGCTAATGTCTCTGCAACGTCTTCTAAAACGCCAAGGACAAGTTCGGCTTTGCCTAGGGAATTGAAAGCGGCCTTTAGGTCGTCGTCATCCAATTCTTGGAGATCATGCGGGTTGATGCCTGTGTCTGTTTCAAAGTTCCACCAATCATTTCCAAGAATGAGAAAGTGATTTCCAAACCCGGAACGGTGATCGTCGCTCATGAAATCCGAAAACTTGGTGCGGAAAACCGTGGTGTTTAGTTCACGTTCCCGCGCTTCGGCGGCATCACGTTGCCGCTTCCGGGCTTCCTGCTTGTATTCCTTCCATGATTTGCGCATTCTATCTTCCTTTTTTCTTGGACTCTTGTAGTCCAAAATATTGGACATTAGAAGTCCAATATGATGTCCAATGTCATGCGGTCCACTGCCATCATCCCCCATCCACGCCGGTAAACGCATAAGCAGGCCAAGCGCCAAGTTCGCCCACGGCTTCAATGATACGCGTGCGCAAATCGTCAGGCGCTGCGGGATCGAACGTCCGGGCGATATTCTCAAGCTGGTCAATGACGGCTTCGTAAGTATGGGAATGGAAATAGCGGTCTGTCACTTCGGTCATGGTTTCCTCAATGGGTGATTTGCGAGGGGGAACATGACATGCGAAGAATCGCTGCACAAGAAAAATAATCATTACTAATCAATCAGTTAGGTTAAGTAAGCACTTACTTATCTTTGGGAAAAATTAAGCCCCATACCGCGACGGGATGCGATACGGGGCTTAAATTACTGACCAAGGATGCCAGCCGGAACGCCAATAACGGCTGACAATTCATTTATAGCGGGATCGTGCCGGGACCGCATACGATTGTTGAAAAGTTCATACCGGACAGGGGAAATATAGGCGGGTAGCCAAACACTCGGTCGCTTCGCTCCCTCCCTGCGCGGCCTTCGGCCTTGCCCGCTCGCTAGCGCTCGCCGGACTTTCTGTCACTTGGAAGCTTTGAACGTTCAACGGGAAAGGAAGGTAAAGTTATTAACCTGAATGCTCATCTAGGAATTGGACATAGCTTCACCTAACACACAGAAAGACGTGAGGCCTATCGGCAAGCGTCTGTTCTATGCTGTAGGTGAAAGCCAGTCCAAAATCTCAAATTCTCATCTGAGGCCACCATAGAACCACCATATGACGGGGCGCTAGGGGAGAACATACTAGACTTCGGAAACCTTGTTACGGGTAAGCGGGGGTCAGCCTGTCCGCTTTTACTCCTAGCTTCACGATCCTTGCGGGATCAACTGGCGTAAGAAGCATCGAACCAAGTCTAGCAATTCGATGCCCTTTGCAGGTCGTAATGCTCAACGGAGCCTGCACCTACGGGACTGATCTTTATGGCTTGAAATCATCGGCGGCTATGCCAGCCTATTCAGAGAGCGAAATAATCAGGACCGCTTTTAATCGCCCATCACTAGACGATACAGAGAATATAGCAAAAAGCGTCGGGACCGGCAAAGAATTAATTTTCCAACAAAATGTGCAATCGCATCAAAATTCTGCTATAAGTAATGTTGCATACGTTGTTATCAGAGGCGGCAAATGCAAAACCCCAGAGGAAAATCAGGCCTCTGGGGTTTATATTTATATATAGCTTACTATTTCAGATTCTTTTCTATCCATCTTCGGATAGGCACTGTTGATTATTCCTTCAAATTGAATCACTGGCGAGCGTTTACCGCATAAGTCGATGATTCACCTTGCGAACAGAAAATCCGCGCCAGTGACTCGCTATAGCGATTTTAGCGGCTGCGGCTGTTCATGTAGTTTCCGGGCCTCGTCTGGCGTCGCAATTCATCCGCAACCATGCCACGCATAGATTGCTCCATAGTGCGGGCAAGTTTGTTAGCCAAATCGTTATTCTGTTCCGGCGTGCCTGCGCTACCGTTTACAGTGATCGGGGCGGAAATGCTGATTTGCTGCACGGGTGCATTACTGTTCGCTGCCTTCAATTCAGGATTACGAAGCGTAGGCGTCGGGCCGACATAACCGCCGTCGGCATAACCGCGCTTGGCAGTCAGGTGAAGGCGTTCAAGGTTTTTCACGCCAAGGCGACGGGTCGCGGCTGCGGACATGACATATTCGCCCTTATGCACCACACCGGCAGGCTGGTGCTTTCCACCGGGGCCGGTATAGCCGCCTTCGGCCCATCCGAAGATAGCGCCGAAAAGCCCGCCACCGCCTGCCGTGCCGAACAATCCGGCAAGCGGTCCTTGTCCAAGCAAGGAAGCCTGCAAAACGGCGTCCATGAGGCTGGATGCGAGATTGCGCACGGCGTCGGTAAGGCTCGTGGTGCCGGTCAGAAGGCCGGACAGCGATGACGTGAAGCTCTGCGCAAAATATTCTTGTGCCGTGCGCAAGCCCTGCGCTTCATTCGCGGCTTGCGCTTGCGCAACGCGAAGCTGTTCCGTCATGGTGATCTGTTCGCGGGCCTTCCTGATTTCCTCGTCGGTCAGGGTCAGGCCGTTGCGCTTGGCGTCCTGCTGATAGCGGTAAAGTTCCAGTTCGACACGCTTTTGACTTGCGGTCATGCCGGTCAGGGATTGTTCAAAACGGGCTTGGTCAAGCCCCTCCTGCACGGTCTGGTTAAGGCTCTTGCGGACTTCATCCTGCCGTTTGATTTCGTCTATGGCCTTCTGCTGGCTTTCGGAAGGCTGCACTTTGACCGGCGCAAGATCAGTCTTGCTATAAAGGCTGCGGATCGTGTCAGGATCGACACGGCGAAGCCCTTCCCATTCATTGCGCAGTTCTTCCACGTCATTGCCACGGCTGCGGGCAAGATAGCTTGCAATCGCGTCCTGCGTGGTCTGGTCAAACATGGTGTCGCCAGCCAAACCAAGCGCCTTCATTGAGCCTTTCAGGGTCCGGCGCGTGATCTGGTAAGCACCAAGGGCGGACGATCCCAGCCCGTTTCCATATTTGGCGCGGTTCTCCGGGTTCGCCAACATCTTCGATTGCAGGGCAAGGACTTGGTCAAGCGTCATGCCGGTCAGATTTTGCGGCCCGCCCGTCCATCGGCCATTGTCGAGGGTGGCATTATAATTGCCGCCCGACTCCACACGCCGCACAAGGGAAAAGAAATCTTTCTGGTCGCCGTAAGTGGCAACGGTGCGGGCGCGATCACGGATGCGTGCCGCTTCCTCAATCTCTGCCGGGGATTTGGCATTCTGCACGGCACGTTGAAACGCGGCGTCTATCTGGTCAAGCTTCGCAAGCTCGTCCAGTTCGGCCTTGAGTTCCGGCACCATGTTTTTCAGGTCGGTAAGAGCCTGCTTAAAATTGGCTGCTGCGGCTGCGGTGCCGTTGAATGCACCGGACGCGCCAAGCGTGATATTCGACAACTCGCGAAGCGCTGCGGCAAATTCCTTGCTATGCGGGGTCAGGCTGGCAATCTGGTTGTCAACGGCTTCAAGATCGGCTTCCAGCCGCGACAAGGCAAGGCCGTCAATCGCGTCATCGAAGTCAGGCTTGCCGCGAAGATCGTTGATGCGTTCCAGAATGTCGGCGCGGCGTTCGAGATAGGTATTCAACCGGCCTTCATCGGACAGGGCATAATCCCGCTTGGCTGCGATGTAGTTATTCCCGGTAATGGTATTGATTGCGTCTGCAATCTGGCGAGCATAGCCGACGCTCTGAATAGCGGCCTGCTTGGAATACACCAAGACGTTACGCCACATGGTTTCCCATTGAGCGTCGATCTTTTTTGCGGCCTCAAGCTGTTCGTCGGTGAAAAGTGCGGCTTCGCTGCGAAGCTTCTGGATTTGGTCAACAGAAAGACCAAGCACCTTGGAAAGTTCTTCCGCGCCCGTGCCGCCGAAAAGCTCGTCAAGGTTGCGGGCCTGTGCGGCCTTGTCCATCTTTTGCAGCTTGGCAATAATCTCATCAAGGAAGGCGGAAGGATCACGCAAGCGTTCGGCAACATCTGCGGCAGTCAGGCCGAGCCGTTCAAAGGCTTCCTGTGCGCTGCCCTTGCCAGTGCGGGCGAATTCGTCACCACGAATATTCAGTTCCTTGAGGGCGTCGGTTACGCCGTCCACGCTCGCGCCGGTCGCCTTGGCAACATAGGTCCATTGCTGCCAAACCTTCGTTGACACACGGGCCTTGTCAGCTTCGCGGCTGACTTCCGCGACCGTGGAAGCTATCTGCTTGATGCTGGTCGCAACTGCGGCAATCGCACCACCGGCAAGGAATGGCGCGAACATGCCGGAAAGCTTGTCGCTGATATTGCCAGCGGCTTTCCCCATGGTCTTGTCCATATTGTCAGCGGCCTGCTTCGTCCGCTTTTCCATGGCGCTGGTTCCACGGTCAAGCGCCTTCTGCCCGCGTGCAATCTGCTTTTGCAACTGGTCATATTTCAGTTGCAGCATGATCGCTAAGCGTTCTTCGTCAGTAACCGGGTTTGCCATTACGCGGCCTCTTTCATAGCTGCGGCTTCCGCTTCGCGGATAAGCCGTTCAAATTCTTCTGGATCGTCGTGAATAGAGCGCTGATTATCGTTCGCGGCTGCGCGGAAAACCGCGAGCGCCGACGCGATAGCGCCGTCAATGTGGTTGCTATGCCGGGTGCCCTTGTGCATCGTGGTCAGTTCCCCGGCATTGGTCGCCCGCTTCACCACCACGCTTTCAAAATGATTGCGCAAGATCGGGTGCGCGCTGTGCCGGATGCGCTTCCCGTTGACGATGCGTTCAAGGTCGCAAATCGGGCCGTGCATGTTCTTCGGCGTCTGCGGAAGCTGCAAAACTTCAATGCCCGCATCCATCAGCTTTCCCATGATCGGCCCGGCAAGCGACGGGTCAAAAACCACTTCCCGCACGTCATAAGTGCCGCAAAGGTCAATAATCTGGTCGGCTATGGCGTCCGGTTCGATAACAGGGCCATCAATGACGCGCAAAAGCCCATCGTCACGCCAGCGCGGATAGGGAACTTGTTCAAGCCGCGCTTTTTCGTCCAAGCCTTCGGACGGCAGGAAGAACCAAGGATAAACCGAAATGCGCCCGTCATCATGCTTCCACGCGCCAACTATAGCGGTCAGATCGCCGGAACGGGACAGGTCAACGCCAAGATAGCAGGGGAACTGTTCGAGGTCAGCAAGATCAAAATGTGGATCGCAACCGGCGTCATAAACGTCCATATCAAATAACGGATCGCGGGAAGCGGCCTGCCAGATGTTCAAATGATATTGCTGGAAAGCGAAACGTTCGGCAGGCCGATGCTCTGCCTCTTTCGCCATGGTGCGCAAGCCGCCGAGGTCAGGAAAGCCATGTTTCAGGCCCGGGTTGGCCTTGTGCCAGATGGCTTCGTCTTTCCAGTCGTCGCCGGGTTCGGCCTGAAAAATGATCGGCAGAAACGACGGGTCGTCAATCTCGCCGGTCGCGACCTTATAGGCGTAATCGTAAAGCTCGAAACCGATGTTCTCCTGTCCCCTGCCTGCCGTGGTGGCGATAATCATTAGGGTATCAGGAACCTTCGCCATACCAGACTTGAGCGCTTCCCATAGGTCGCGGCCTTTCCAAGCGTGAATTTCATCGACAAGAACGAATGAGGGCGTCTTGCCGTGCTGCGCCGCGCCGTCGCTGGATACGGCTAACAATTCGGTCTTGTTTGGCTTCGAAATGATCTTCTTTGCGCTGTTGTGCGCGTCATAGATGCGCGTTGCCGCTTCAAGCCGCCTGTCCTCGCGAACGATATTCGCGGCTTCCTTAAAGCCGATACCGGCCTGTTCGCGGTCGGACGCGGCGAATATGGCCTGTCCTGCCGAGCGAGCTTCCGGGCCGATGGTATGAAGCAAAGCCCATGCTCCGGCGATGCTGGTCTTTCGATTGCCACGCGGAAGCATAAGAAACACGGTGCGCACAATACGCGAGCCGTCAGGATTACGCGGGCCATAAATGCGGCGCGTGATACGCTCCTGAAAATCATAAAGCTGGAAACGGCGTTTCGGTGCCGTGCTGGCCGGGTGTTTCAACGCATGAATGAAATCAATGGCGTCCTGCCCGTATCCGAAGGGGTCCGGGATCGAAGAACCGTCATAAATCCAGTGCGGGAAAGCGCTCTTATTCAAGGGCGGTTCCTGCCGATCATAAGCGGATTGTCGTCGTCATCGTCGGCAGCTTCCATCATGGCCGCACGGGATCGGGCAGCAGGGGTCAGGCCGAGTTCGCCAGCCGCACGCAATTGCTGTTGCTGCGCCTGTAGCAGGATCGTCGAAAGCGGATTGCGTTTCCCGGCGATTAGCAGGCCGGTCGTATGAAGTTCCTTATGCGCCTGCCGCATGGTTGCGACGGCAATCACATAGTTTTCCAGCGCCGAAAGGTCGGCTTCGGTCAAAACCTTGCGTTCGTCTATAAGGATCGGCGCCACGCGGCGCCATTCCGCCTTCGCCTCTTTCGAGAGATAAGACGGCGTTTTCGGTATTGCTGTAACCGGCGATGTTCCGGGAATGATGGTTGCGGGCTTCACGCCACGGGTCATTTCAATGCCTCCCCGCGAAGTTCCCAGCCGTCGCGGTTGCCAAGTTCCTTGATTTCCTTCAAGCCATAGGCAGTGCCGTTGTAGGTCACGCGGTCGGCGGTCGTGATGCCAGGGCGATATCGGACACGGAAAATCATGGTGCCGGTTTCGGTCTCGCCATAGCCGGTGAAGAATTCCGTCGCCGTCTGTTGAAGGACTTCCGCCCAAACGGTTGCAAGCGGCGTCCACGTCTTCACGACACTGCCGGACGGCTTTACGATTTCAGTTTCGCGTTCAATAACGATGCGGCGATTCAGTTTTCCGATATTCAGCATCAGACAATCCACCTGATAAGGGCTTCCACTGACAGGATGCCATGCCCGTATGCGGGGTCAGGATCACGCGGGAATATGGATTTCGTGACGCGGAAATGATCGCAGTAACCGCCTTCAATCTGGATATTTTTCTTGTCGAGCGCAGCCATAACCGCGCCTGCGATTTCCTTGACTGCATCCTGTCCGGCGTCGAGCGTACAAATGTGCAAATCGAGATAAACCCATGCCGTGCGCTGCGCGGTATAATCGTGACCATGCAGGGCCGTGCTACCATTGCTCATTATTATTGCGGGCGTTTTGTCAGGCCGGGTGCTACCGCTGCGGATATGGTCAGCCGGAACAACCGCAACCACGTCCGGCGATGAAACCAGCCGGGAACGGATAGCGGTTTGGAGGGCCAAAGTCGGCTCAATCATTGGTCGCTTCCTTTCGGCGGGGTTCCCTTGCTCCAAGTCTGGCGAATGATCTTGCGGCCCGCCCGGTTGATACGGTTCACGGCCTTCTTTTTGCCAAGCAGATAGCCGGGCCAGAAGAACGATTGCGCTTCGGCTTTGCTGGTTCCGTATTCGACAAGGTGCGGATATCGAACTTCCTTATTGCCTGCCGTGATCATGACAGCGCCTTCCGGCACGGTATGACTACCACCCGGCTGCGAATATGGCGGGGTCTGTTCGCCGGGGCCGGTCACGGTGATGCTGTCAATGAGTGCGCCGGTATCACGGGACGTTTCCGCAAAGCCGCGTTGCAGACTGGCGATTTCTTCCGCACCCTTCATGAGTTCCGGCTTGATCTGCTGGCGAATGGCTTCCGGTATGGCGTCCAGCTTCGCGAAAATGCGTTGCAAATCTTTATTCCGTGCCATCGTGAAACCACTTCTCGCGATAGCTATCTAAAACCGAAGCGACACTCTGCGGCGCGATCTGCATAGAAAGGCCGAACGTTGCGACCGAACGCGCTTCAAAATAGAAAGAAACAAGGCGCAAAATAGCGAGTTTCACGTCTGCCGGGACGGTATCAAGGTCAGCAATCGGCTTGCCGATGTAATTCCCGCACCACGTTTCTGCCGCTTCGATGTAAAGCGAAATAAGCTCATCTTCGGCGGTTCCGTCCACCTTCATATGAGCCTTCGCCAATTCAAGGCTAATTGCTGACATTCTGATTTCCTGAAAAACTTATATTCGGCGTCTCTTGTAAAGTGCTCCCCGCGCCGGTCCCTTTTTCTTTAGGTAAATTGGAGACTACCCCCGGTGTGCGGTTCGAATGCTTGCGAGATTTGGTCAACGCATCTTCTAAGGACCAGCCAAGGCTAAGGCGGGATCGAATAGTGCGATGTGGAAGGCCGGTGACTTCGGCCCATTGAGAAATGGTCAACGTCTTGCCGTCATGGGTATAAAGCTTGACGGTATTGGCAGGCTTATCGGACTTGGCAGGTTTATCAGGTCGGGTGCGCTGATCTTTCTTTTCAATTGCGCGACTGACAGGCCAGCCGCATAAAAGGCGGTGACGTATCGTTGCAGGCGAAACGCCAGACAGCGCAGACAATTCGGCAAGCGTCATTTCCCTGCCGTTAAGCGGATAGCGCTTTGTATTCGGGTTGGGCTTACAAGGGGCGTGCACATTCACCGTCTTCACTTCACGGCGTTTGGTCAGGGCAAGTTCTTCCGGCGTGGGTGCATCGGCAAGGCGCTTCATTACGCGTTCGCGCACGGCTTCGGGATCAACACCGGCAAGTTGACAGACTTCGTTAAAGCCACGGTTCGGAACGGTGATGTATTCGCGGGCTTCGATATTGGCGCGGATGCGCTTGCGCTCATTTCCTGCAAAGCTGCGGGATATGCCGTGAATAGCTTCCTCTATGGCGTTCAACAGGACCGCTGACCAGAGATTTTCATGCCCGCGTGGTGTTGACAGTTCGTCATCGAAAGCCATGCCATCAACGATGATCGTCATAGGTTGCGCTCCTGCCGCTGCTTGGTTGAGTTGTGGCAGGGTTCGCAAAGCGGTTGCCAATTGGCGCGATGCCAGAAAAGGCGCTTATCGCCACGGTGCGGAATGACATGGTCAACAACAGTAGCAAGGCGGGTCAGGCCATGCCGTGCGCATTCCCGGCAATGGGGATGCATTGCCAGATATTCCTTGCTGGCCTTGCGCCATTCATACGGATAGCGGGCGCTGCCGGACGGGCGCTTTTTATCGAAGCGTGCGCCGCGTTGCTGCTTGGCCTTGCGCTGGCAGGTGCAAAGCTCGCCATGGGGAACGATATTGCCGCATGAGCAGATGCGGGGCGGTTTGGTGATCATGAGCCGCTCGCAATCTTCGCCTTGAGTGCGCGAAGGCCAGCGCGGTCAAATTCAGGATCAAGGCCAGCCGCGATATTGCGGGCTGCTTGATCAGGGTCGGGATTTTGGGCTTCCTGCTTATCTTTCTCGTCGTCGCTGCCGTGAATGGCCTTCAACTGTTCGATATGGGCTTGATATGCGCGGTCAATTTCGGTCGGCGTGGCATTCCACGCCTGTTCCGGCGTCCAGCGAAGCCAGCCGGTCGCACGCTCATAAAGGGCGATATAGATTTCCTGCCACGTTGCAGGCTTGCCCTTGCCGGTTGCGGGCTTGGCCTTCGGATCGGGTGCCGGGGCGAACATAATCAAAAGTTCGGCAAGCGGCTGTTGCACGGCGCGAAAGAAAGCGGCGAGCGGCTTTCCGGGTATGCCAGCCAGAAAAGCCGCTCCATCCTGTCGAGAGGACGAACAAAACAGGATAATTTCGGAAATGATCGTGAAATTCTGTTCGTCCAGCGCCTTATAGAGCGCCGGGAAGCCATAACGGGCTACAAGGATGCAAGCGGCCCGCAAGGAAGGGCGAAGCGACAAAGTGTTTCCACCGTGCGCAATCGTGACTTCCTCATATGCGGGCCGCTTGAAGGTCATGGCGATTAAGCTGCAATCTTCAGCTTGGTCAAGGCTTCGCCAAGGACAACGCGACCACCTACACGGCGACGTGCATGAAGCTTGATGATGCCATTGCCTGCGCCGGTCAGTTCATCGCGAAGCGTGGAAAAACCTACGCGGTCTGCAATGGTGTAGCCGGATGCGAAGTCACCGAAGACAATGGGCGTTGCTTCAGCGGCAACGTTCGGCATGTCAACAGCTTCGTAAACCGGACGGCCAAGCAGGGTCGGCGGAACGTCTGCGGCAATGGAAGGCTGCCACAGATATGAGCCGTCCGTATCCTTCAGCTTGCGCACAACTGCCATCGTGCCACGGTTCATGAGCCAAGCGCCACGGGCCGAATAGCCGGTCTTGATCGAATAGAACAAATCAATGAGTGCATCGGCGTCGATCTGTTCAACCTCATGGGCCGAGATTTCCGCCGAAGTAAGAACGCCTTCGGCCTGCGACGTGCCGTTACCCTTGACGAACCATGCGGCTTCCTTCTGACCAAAACGGCGAGCAATATGGTTCGAAAGATAGCTTTCAAGGTCAATCTGGGCGTCTTCCAGAAGGACACGCGTGACCGGCACGACAACAGCCATTTCAAACGGCTTGAGATCAATCTGTTCGAAAGACGGTTCGCTTTCCGGGCGGTCGCCGGTTTCGGTGACTTCTTCCGGTTCCACTTCATCAACAAGGCGCGGAAGCTGCAAAAGCGGGCCGCTCATGCTGATAGACGCAGCAAGCGAGCGAACCGGCGAGAACTCAGCAAGCTTTTCCAGAATGGTCTTGGCCGTTTCATCCGGGGCTAGAATGCCGCCCGTGGAAGGCGTGCCGAACGCCAGCGCCTTTTCTTCAACGCGGCCCGTGCGCAGATAATCGGTAAATGCCTTACGCTCAAAGCCGTTATCATTGACGGCACAGGGCTGGTTATTGTTCGCTGCGGACGGGCGATTGAGCTTCGCCTTGATCGTGGCAACGTCGTTTTTCAGGGCTTTGAGTTCTGCCAGTTCTTCCGGCGAGATTACCGGATCGGCCTTCGTTTCGATGTTTTCGAGTTCGTCTTCCATAAAGGTTTCCTTATTCAGTGCCGTCGCATCAGCGGCTTTGATAGAAGTGATCTGCGCGCCCGGATGCGACGGGACGGCGACAACGGAAATTTCGTGAAGGTCTAGGGCCGTGATCATTCGCCCGCGCTGGCGTGGCTTTGCGGACTTGGTGACGAAACCGATAGAAAGGCCGGTGACGGCCTTTGCGCGGATCATGGCGCGGACTTCGCGGGCGCGCTCCACTTCATCAACCAGCAATCGGCCTTTGACGGTCAGGCCATTCGGCGTTTCTGCGATCTGATCCCAAACGCCGATAACTTGCGCCTGATCATGTGCAAACAACATGGGAAGCGATGCCGGGGCAGTAATTGCACCTTTTTGAATCATGTCGCCCACGCGGTCAGGGGTGTTGAACGGCCATGCAATGCCCGTCACGGTCCCGGCGTCATCAATCGACAAGGCGGCTTTGACTTCAAGGCGCTGCTTCATTCGGCAACGTCCTGTCCAGTTTCGTCCTGGCTAATTTCTGCCGATGCCGGTTGACCGCTCCAACGTGTTTCCAGAATGTCAAAGGCAAGGCCATAGATTTCGACAATTGGCGTCGGCTTCGCATAGGCTTCGATAAGTTCCGAAGCCCGAACCGGGGAAGTCCCCCCGCCGATCAGACCAAGCCGGAGGACTTCAAGGGCGTCACCGAAGCGGAATTGCATCGTAACAAACTGCTGATAGAGCGCGCCAATGCCGAAACCGGCCTTGCGCTCAAGTTCATTGATTTGTTCTTTGGCAAGGGCGAACGTCTTTTCGCCGTCGCCAAAGAAAGCGCGGTGTTCGGTCATGCGGGTTCCTTATCCGGCCCGCTCTTGGCGGGGCCGGTCGTGGTCGTGGTGATGTAGGGATTTGCAAGCTCGTCGCCGCCTTCGATTGCCGGAAGGTTTTCGCGGGCGCGGACCTCATTCGGCGTATAGACGCGGGCGGCAATCAGCTTCGTGTAAATGTCGGCGCGGCCTGCGGCGTCGGCGCGCTCAAGGTCTGCCGTGACGAATTCAAAATAATGGTTGTCGCGCTCGTCTTCGGACAGCAACACCATGGCGTAAGCGTCTTGCCAGCGGTCCAGCCAAGGACGAAGGCACATTTGCAGGAAGCTCGCGCCCATCTGTTCGGCGTTGCTCCACGTGGCACGGTCTAGCTGATAAAGAAGATGCGGCGGGACGCCAAAGACGCGGGCAACTTCATTGATCTGCTCAAGGCGGTTTTCAAGAAACTGCGCGTCGGTCGAGGTCATGGCGGGCTGTTCGTATTTCCAGCCTGCATCCATGACCAAGGGATCGCCCTTGCTGCCGTTCTGCCAATTGCGGAATGAAGCCAAAATATTGGCTACGGTCTTTGCGCCCGCTTCACTTCCCTGCGATTTCTCATTGGTGATGATGCCGGAAGGGCGAGCGCCAGAGCTAAAAAACTGTGCGCCGTGGCGTTCAAGGATCGCCGCAAGGCCAATTGCTTCCTTGCCAAATTCAATAGGCGACGTGCCGAGGAAAGACGGGACGTGAAGAATTTCAGTGTGGGGATATTCGCGGGAACCGCCCTTTTCCGACACTCGGTAAACAGGTGCGCCGGTATATTCGTCCTCAAGGATTGAGACGGTGCCGGGTTTCAGGCGATGAAGCTCAAAAGGTTTGCCATCATCGAAACGAACGACTTTCGCGAAACCGTTGCCATGCAACAGGGCGTCGGCGGTCAGGACGGTGCGAAGCTCGCCCGCGCTGGTCCATTCGTTGGCCCACTTGTGGGCAAGGCAATAGGCCGGATGATCCTTGGCCGCTTCCTTACCCTCATCGGTTTCCCGATAGACCTTGCAAGGCAACGAACCGATAGTTTCCGAGATAAGGCGGATCGCCTGCAAGACGGCAGGAACATAAAGTGCATTCGTGCCGCTCATGTTTATGCCTGAATAAGTAGGGCGAACGCCGAATAGTTTGGAAATGGAAGGATCGGAAAGCGAAAGAGCCTTCCGTTCCTTCACAATACCAAGGGCCTTAGCTACGCGGCCAAACTCTTTACGCAACAAAACTTAATCCACGTCACATTCAACTTGACGTGGATTCTCTCATATCGCGAATCAGATGTGAATCCTAAAAATCATTAAAATTGATGATTTATAGAGTAAACATCAAAATAATTGATCTATTCAGCTTTATTCGATGCCAGTGTATAGGCCGGGAAACGGTCAATCGCTTTCTTTTTCGCAATGACAGTTACGTCGCCATAGTCATCGCCCGCCGTCCGGGCGGCATGGCCTTGAATGGCGTCAATCACTCTGTCAGACACGCCAGCCTCGCGGCCTACCGTTTTGAAGCGGTGACGCCACGCATGGTTAGGCTGAACGCCTTCCGGGATGACTTCGCTATCGCGCAACCAATCGCTGACACGGCCCGCGATGGAACGTGCGCCGGTAAGGGCTTTCTCCGGCTTGTTGTTATGGAATAGCGGGCCAGCCTTTGACGCCACAACAAATTCCAAGAAACCTTCGTCAATGATCTGCTTGTGCAAAGGAACGTCTCTATACTGCCCGGTTTTCACCGAACCAGCGTCGGGCGTAATTCTTATGACATGGGTATCGCCATCCTTGCGAACGTCTTCCTTGCGCAGTTGCATCATTTCGACAATACGTGCGCCAGTGAATGCGCAAAGGATAGAAGCCCATCGCTTGGCCGCTGTCGTTTTCGGTGCCTCCCGGTTGCGCGGGTTCGCGGCCTCCTTTGGCTGGTAGGCGCGGCAGAATTTCAGGATTGTGAGCGCTTCATCGTCGCGGAAGCCTTTCTCGCGGACTCTGATAGGCTTCTTCTTCTTAACCTTTACGTCACCGGCAGGATTGTGCGAAAGCTTCTTTTCCGAAGCCGCCCATCTCAACACGGCGCGAACGCTCGCCATGTAAACGTCGCTGACCGTCTTTGTGGAAAGGGTTTCCAGCTTTTTATTGCGCCACGTCATGATATCGTCGTCGGTCAAGCGGGCGGCGTCGTTATGGCCGACAAACTTAATCAGGTCTTTGAAAACCGGCGTCCAGCGCTTGCGGGCTTCACGGCCTTTGCCGTCGCGTTCAAGCGCCTTTAGATATTCGTCAAGCAAGTTCTCGATATCGACCGCTTGGGCCGGGTCCGGGGCGGCTGCGGCCTCTACTAGAAGCGGGTGCACCGGAGTGCCAGTAAAGTCACCTTCGTTGCGTTCATACTGGCGCGTCATCGCCTCATAGCTGGATATGCACAAGGCGCGGGCAATCTCGCGCCATTCGGGCGAACCCTTTTCCGCAAGGGTGTTGCCGTGAAGCTGCGCACGGCGAACGCGTGCACCTACCAGTCGGTCTAACTCGTCATCTGTGAGCCTGCCGGAATAGCCGTCGCGGAACATGGCCGCGATATCGGCGTCAACCTCGGATCGTGCATAGTTGTGGTCGTGCGCCCGGATTTCGGCATCAAAAGCAATCTGGCCTTCATAGTCGCGCAAAGCGATCTGTTGCGCAGTGAGCGGATAAGGCGTCCGCCGCGCTTTCTGCCCGGTCGCGGCCTCATGCTTCTGGCGCGCTATGCCAATCTGTTTTTGAATGGCCGCGACGGCTGCGGCGTGCTTGCGTAGGGCTTCGCGCTTCTCGCCGCCTAGTTGAATTTCAAGCTCTGCTTTGCCGTCAAGGTATGGGCGTAGATTCTTCGGCACGACAAGTCGTGCTGAATAGCGCCCATTACGTTCTTTGAAATGTCGGAGTTTGCCCGCCATGCCCGCACCCAT